AGGCTGCGTTTCAGGCGCGGCTGTACGAATTCACGCTGGGCGATCCACCGGTCATCCCCGCGATCGTGGCGGGCCAACCTCCCAACGGAGCAGACGCCTGGATCGTGCTGCAGTACCCGGTCGTCAACGGCACCAAGCCGGTACTCGGGCGGCACTACTTCGAGGAGGGCGCCGCGCGTTTCGTTCTCAACGTTCGCCGCAGCGTCGAGATGGACGCCGCGCTCGGCCTGGCTGACGACCTGGCCGCCATCTTCCGCGACCGCAAGTTCCACGACATCGAAACGTTCACGCCGTCCGCGCCGATCGTCAACGACGTGACCAACGATGGCAACTGGTTCTCCCTCTCGGTGATCGTCCCGTACCGCTATCAGTTCTACGACGACGACTGACTGAAACTTAACCCCTAACCAAGATCGAACGCCCGCCAACGCCCCTGGCGGGTTTTTCTTTTCCCGCTGCAGGGGCGGCAGCTTCCGGCGCGTCGCGAGGCGCCCATTCTCAGAGGAGATGCGCCATGGCTGGCGACATCCAAACCACGTCTGGTACGAAATTCTACATCAGCACCACGGCAGCAGCATCGACCGTGGACGATATCGCCGGCTACGAGGCCCTGACCTTCACAGAGATCATGGAGGTCGAAGACATCGGCAACATCGGCGACGTGTCGACCGAGGTCACCGGCGCGGCGATCGGCGACAGTCGTGTCCGCAAGGCCAAGGGCGCGCGCAACGCCGGCACAATGAACGTGATCTGCTTCGATACGTCGCCGCTCGATGCCGGGCAGGTGCTGGTGATCGCGGCCGAGGCGACCAACGACAACTACGCATTCAAGATTGAGCTTCCGGACGCGCCGCCGCCCTCGGGCACGCCGACGATCCAGTATTTTCGCGGGCTTGTGATGTCGAACGAACTGCGGCTCGGCACCAACGACAACATCCGGCGGCGGGCTTTCAACATCGGGGTCAACAGCGCGGTGACGATCGATCCTGCCGCGGCCGGTCCCTGATATCCGGCGCGGCTACGACACGACAGACGGGCGGCAGCAGTGCCGCCCTTTTTGTTTTCGGCAACAGAGAGGTGTCATGAAATTAAGCGAACGCACGATCGACATCGAGAAGCGAGAGGAAGGTGCGTGGGTGAAAGACCCGCCAGATTGGCCCGGACTGGAATTGAAGGTGCGCGGCATCGGAAACCGGGACTGGCTGCGGCTGCAGCAGAAGCTTGAGAACGCGGTCCCGCGCAAGCGCAAGATTGACGGAGTGTTTCTCAATCCGGAAGACCGTATACGCATCCAGCGAATTCTACTGCGTGATACAGCACTGCTCGATTGGCGCGGTATCGAAGATGATGACGGCAACCCGGAGCCATTCTCGAAAGAGGCGGCAGACAAGTATCTAACCGAACTGCGCTATGAGCCGTTCGTCTACGCCGTGATGTGGGCCGCTAATACGGTGGCCGATCAGACGAAGGATGAAATTGAGGACGACGCAAAAAACTGATCGCCGCCCTGCAGTGGCAACACCAGTGGGGCGGGCAGATCAGGCACTGGCAGTTTATGGCCGAACGCGGACGAGACGCGCCGGACGCATTCTACGATCGGCCCGAGATCGCGCCGCATCTCAACTGGCTATGGGCGGCGTTCTGGGAACTTGGAACGGAACGGCAACTCGGGATGACGGTCGGGCCGATCCCCGGCTCGAAGATCCGCGAATATCTGCGCGACGAAATGGAATTGACCGGTGCCGAATACGATCGGGCGCAGGCAATCATCCGCAGGGCTGACGACGCCTATTGCGGCATGCTGAATGCGCGCAAGGGCGACGAGCCGGTATTGTCTGATGCCGCCAAGGCAACCGATGCCGAAGGCGTGAAGCGTGTGATCAGCAAACTGGGCAGGCGGAAGACAAAATGAAAATGAATGAAACGGTCGCTGGCCTGACCATCACCGCCAAGACCGAAGGCGTCGACCAGGCAAGGTCGAAAGTCGAGAGCCTTACTCAATCAACGCAACAGCTTGGCGTTGTCTCAGAGCAGTCGTCCAAGGGTGCCGCATCGCTCGAAGTCATGTGGAAGCGGGCGACGCTGAGGTTCGACGAGGCGGCGCGGGCGCAGGCCAACATCGCGCGCGAGACGAAATTGGCCAACCAGGCCGTCACCAGCGGTCTGGCAACCCAGCAGCAGGCAAACGAACACATTGAGCGGGTCGCACAGCGTTACAATGTGGCCTCACAATCGACGCAGAAGTTTACCGAGCAGACCGGCCTTGCGCGCCACGAGCTGATCAATCTCGGCCGGCAGGCGCAAGACGTGGGCGTGTCGCTCGCGTCCGGACAATCGCCGCTCATGGTGCTTGTACAGCAGGGCTCGCAGATCGCCGACGTGTTCATCTCGTCGGGCAAGTCTGTCGGCAGTTTCTTCAGCCAGGCGATCGGGTGGGCCGGGCGGTTTTTCACATCGACGGCCGGCATCGTGACCGGCATCGGCGCGATCGGCATCGCGGCGGTCTATGCGGCGTCGCAATTTGTCAGGGCGTCGACCACAATCGAAGAGGCGCTTGAGAACCAGAACCGATTGCTGAAGGAAGGCAAGGCGCTGATTGACGCGAGAACATCTGCCGAGGCCAGGGCGCAATTGCAATCGAAGGAACAGACGCAATTTGAGACGATGCGCAACCTGCTCGATCTGCAAAACAAATTGAATAAGGCAATGGAGGACGCGGCAAAACTCGCCGCGTCTCGTGCCACCACGCCGACAGGCGGCGGCATGCCAGAAATGGGTATTGCGCCCTCGGGCTTCGCTCCCTTGAAAGATCCTGGTCTGGACAAGATTACCGATGCTTTTGTGAGACTGAACGCCGCCAGGGATGCTGGTCTGCCGGGCCTGAAGGAATTCAACGCCGAGCTATCAAAAATCGGTCTGGCGCATCCTGAACTCGCCCAGATTGTTGAGGATATGATCCAGGCGGGTCGAGCCGGCATGGATCTCGAAGTTGCCACGATGCGCGCCAAGGCAATGTCCGACGCACTGGCAGGCGTCGCCACCAACGCGCAACTGGCCGCCGTGGGCCTGGGCTCGATCGCGCAATTCCAGGTCAATAATTTGCAAGCAGAGCAGGCGAAGGATGCCACCGAACGACAAGCCGTCGCCGTTTTGCAGATGGCGGAAGCCTATCCGGGAATGAGCATCGAGGTCGCCAAGCAACTCGATGCGCTCAAAGGCCAGCAAGCCGTTGCGGAGGCAGTCACTGGATCGCAGAAGATCGAGGCGGAAACTCTCACATCCATCAATACCCTGCTCCTGCAGGGCAAGACTCTGACCGAGGCAACCGCAATTGCCGAGGGTCAACGCGCAGTCGCGCTGGCGAATGTCAACGCTGCGGCTGAGAGAACGCTGATAACCTTGAAGCAGCAACTGGAGTTGGCAAACGCCACTACGGCGTCCGATAAAAGCCGCGTCGCGGCGCAGCAGCAATATAAAAATCTGGTCGACTCCGGGGTGAAGTCGAGCACGGCATCGGACATTGCCAATACGCAACGCCAAATTGAACAGCGGGCTCAATGGGCAAAGAATGCGGAAGACGCGATGGCCGAGGATAGGCGCAGGCGACAAGCCAACGAACAAGCTCGCCAAACGGAAAAACAACGTTATTACGATGCAGCAGTCGCGCTGGATAAACAAATGGCTGGCGAGCAGGCGGCGGCGCACGCCGCAGAGGGACGGAACAGAGCCAACCAGGCGGCGGCTGACGCTGCCGAGCGTGAAGGCTATGCGATGCACTATATCGCGGAAGAGGCAATAAATGCGGAGCGCGCTGTCATGGCATTCGTGCCGCACCTTGCGGCCGCGCTGGGCGGCGTCGATAGCCTGTTCAAATCAAGGCAGGGCGGCTACAGCCAGTTCAATCCGCAGGGCTACGTCTCGGAGCATCCGGCTGCGGCCGCTGAGCGGGCCATGCTCACGCAGATCTATGGCCAGGGCGGGTTCGACCAGACAACCGGCGAGCCGAACGCACAGGGCTATGAGTATATCTTCAACAGGTCGCTGAAGGGCGGCGATATGGGATCGGCCGTTGGCGGGCTGTTGAGCCAGGGCGTGCTGACACCGGGACAGATGGGCGCCGCGCCGCAGGTCGACACGACACGGCTCGGCATTCTCCAGCGCGCAATCGAGCTGTTGCCAACGGAGCAGCAGGTCGGCGCCAACCAGCAACTGGTCGGGCAGCTCGAGGCCGCGCCGCGCTCGCTGCAGACCTCCGAGCTGATCAAGCAGTTGAACGAGAAGATCGAGCAACTGACCCAGGCGACAGACGCAAACACGTCGGCGACCTCGGCGATGACCGATGTTCTGTCGCCGTTCTATTCCTCCGATCCCCGGAAGACGCATCTTGGCTTCCGCGCGTTTGCCACCGGCGGGATCATGACGCAATACGGCGAACTGCCGCTCAAGCAGTACCAGGGCGGCGGCGTCGCCTCGTCTCCGCAGGTCGCCGTATATGGTGAGGGCTCGACGCCGGAAGCCTATGTGCCGGTGCCGTCCGGTCGCATTCCGGTCGAGATCAAGACACCGGCAAACAGCAACACGCGACCGGTTCATGTCACGATCAACGTGCAGGGCAATGCCGATGCCGGCACGGTTGCGGCGCTGAAATCCACCGCGTTCCAGCAGGCGCAGGCAATGCGCCGGGTGATGCGATGACGCTTCCGACCTATCGCCTGCCGCCGGACATCGAGGAGGGCGCGCAGGGCGGACCTGAATTTGCGACCGTCATTCAGGAGTCGGTGTCCGGCCAGGAGCAGCGCATCAAGGTGTGGGCTGCGTGCCGCGCGCGATACGACATCGCCTATTCGGTGCTCAATTCGGAGGACCCGGTCGGCAGCTACAAGGCAGTCCTTGCCCTGTTCTACGCGCACAATGGCCGGCTGCGTCCCTTTCGGTTCAAGGACTGGGGCGACTACCAAGCCGAGAACACAAACTTCGGGACCGGCGATGGCGCCAACACCACGTTCCAGCTTTCCAAGCTCTACGACCCGAGCCAGATCCTGCTCGGTGCGCCAGGGTCGCTGACCTACCGGCGCGAGATCTATCTGCCTGCGACCGCTCCGGTGATCAAGGTGAACGGCGTCACGCAGACGGTGACGACGCACTACACGATCGGCGCCACGGGCCTCGTGACGTTCACCAGCGCGCCGGCGAACGGTCACGCGCTGACATTTTCCTGCGAGTTCGACATCCCGGTACGGTTCGATACGGACCATCTGCCGGTGATCATGAACGTGAACGCCATTGCACAGATCAGCAGCATCTCGCTGCGCGAAGTGATCGGGTCTGCCGAGCTGGCCTGATGCGCGATTATGGCATCACGCTCTCAAGCACGACGCTGTTTCTGGCGCGGGCGGTGAAGATCACGCGCCTCGACGATCAGGTGCTGCGCATTGCGGAAGCCGAACAGGCACTCACGATTGGTGCGGAAACATTCACGCCGCTGCCAGGCGCCGAGATCTCCGCGGTTCGGCACATCGTCAACGGCGACATCGGATCGATGGAGATCCGCTTTGCGCATTCGGAGGGCGGCACGCTCGACACGGCGCAATTGAACAACGGGTTCTGGGACGGTGCGACGGTGCAGATGTATCTGGTCGACCGGGTGGGCCTGTCCGCGCTCGGCGATCCGATCTTCACCGGGCTGATCGACACGGTGTCGATCGACGTGATCGGCGGCGGCGGCTCGTTCGACATTCGCGGGCTTGCCGTACAGGCCGAGGCATTCATCCAGACCTACCAGCCGATGTGCAGGACGGATCTGTTCAGCGTGCTGTGCAGTCTCGACGAAACGGCCTGGGACCATGCCGGCACGGTCGGGGTAATTCTCGACAGGTTTAATTTCACCGTCGCCGGCCTTGCCAGCCCGCCGGCCGACGGCTGGTTCAACCAGGGCACGTTTCGCACCGAGAGCGGCTTCAAGGGCGTGGTCGCAAACTGGATACAGGGCTCGCTCAAGATCACGACCTATCAGCCGCAATGCCAGTCGCGCCTGACGGCGGGCGAGGACATCGTGCTGTATCCGGGCTGCGACAAGACCGGCGCGACCTGCCGCACCAAGTTCAACAACAAGATCAATTTTCAGGGCGAGGACCATTTCCTCGGCATCAATTCGATCGTCGGGTTCTAGATGCCGAGTTACAGTCTCAACGACAATCTGAATGCCTACGTTTCCACCGGGCCGACCGGTGCGCGCGGCACGCTCTATTTCACCGACGCCGGCTGGCTCGCGGCGAGCGGCGCGCTGCCGACCGGGTCCATCAGCTACAACCCACCTGCCGCGATCAACGCGACGCCGGTTTCGCCGACGTTCGATCCCAAGCTGGATGCGAATGCGCTCTACGGTAAGCCGATGGCATTGTCGGCGATGGGCTACGCGCGCATCGGTGCGTCGCCGGCTCCGCTCGTCGGGCCGTACATCACCGGCGGCACGGTGGATTTCATCGTGTCGTTCGGCGTCCCGGCGAACGTCGAGGGCGACCGCAAGATCTACAAGATCTATCTCGACAACGAACTGGCCTGGTCGTCGGTCGCCGGCGGCACGTTG